CAGAGCCATCGCTATTTACAGCAGTCTTTGTTATGGTAGTAGGAACATTACTACCACTTTGTGCATATAACTCATCGAAGTTTTCGTTAATCTTTTCAAACGCTGTGCGTAGTGGATCACCAGACTTGTTGTCTGCCATTGTACCAAGGTTGACTGTTTGCTTAGCCATTATAGTGTCCTGTCGGTTTTAATTGTTGTTTGGTCAGCAGTTAATGTAGAAGTGTCAGATCTTCTAGAGTAGTTCGGTATGGAGTTTCCAACAGTAGGTTCGCCGAATGGATTGTTCTCGTTGAACAGAATGTCAACTGCTTGCTCTTTGAACTTAATGTTATCGCCATAACTGTCGACATCATCAACCTCTGGGTTGATAGTGACATCCAGAGATTTAAGATTTTCAAACACATCAATTTCTGGGATTCCAGTATCAATCTTCTCAGAAGCATACTGGAACAATTCAACTTGTAGTTTGTAAACGTACAACTTACCTAGTTGATAGAATGGTTCTTGGTGTTGCACGAACTTAACTTCGAACAAACCTTTTGTGAGTGGGTAGTAAATCAAGTCGCCTTCGCATGGGCGAGTTGGAATGATTGTAGTACCATGGGATCCGATTAGTTGTTGCCAACGCTTACGAGAAACAGTCAATGTGGCAGACTGCTCCATCATCAAACCGAACTTCTGAATCATCGCACCTTGACCAGCAAAGCTGTCGATGTTATCGAAGTACATTTCGATAGGATAAGAGTGTTGGAATTTGGACAGTCGGTCTTCACCGAAGATGTCATCTCGGGAGACCAATGTTCTTGGGATGTACATCACATCCTTACCATACATCTTTAGAGATTCAATGATAAGGTCTTCGACGATGTTTTGTTCGCCAGCTGTACCCTGTGTGAAGTATGGGTTAGTTGCCATATTACCCCAAGAAGAAGTCTAGTGGTGCAGATTTGTTTTGTAGTTCGTCTTCTAGGTCTTTGATTTCAGCAGTAGCTTCATCATACAACTTATCACCATCAAGTGTTACACCACCTGGAAGTTGGATACCAGAGAACTTCTTGATGTTAACTGCCCATTGACGCTTGAATAGAGCAGTGACATAGTGCTTCAACCATGGTTCATTCCAAACCTTAGTGAACTGTACTGGGTCTAGTGCACGGTATCCTTGTACCAAAATGTGGTCGCCGATAACAACGTCAGTCTGCCAGTTGATGTCAAGGTACAATCTGTTTTGTAAACGATTGAATCTGAATAGAGTGTGACCATTCAACTCCAAGTCCAACAAAGCCAAGTGGCTCATAACTGTCTTGTAGTAAACGATAGATGTAGATGTTAGATCGTACAAGTCGTTTAGACGCAATTGGTATTGCAAGTCGAAGATGTTCTTAGAAGAGGATGCCTGTCCGTGAGTCTTAATGGCAGTTACACCATAGACCCAGTCTGGTACAGTTAGGTATTTGTTATCGTACTCACCCAACACAACAGGGTTCACTGTTGTTAGGTTTGCTTGGTGACCCGCAGAGCCAACGATAAGTTCGTCAGCAACGAATGTTCCAACTACGTTCTTAACTAGAAGAGTTGTTCCTGAAGAGTTGCGAGTTGTTTCAGCACAAACTTGAGCACGAGCACCAGAGACAGAACCGATAACAATCTCATTGATTGAGAACGTATCCGCAATAGAAGTTGTTAGGTTTAATACTGAAGCGCTAATCTTAGCC